CCAACCGCGACTTCCGCTCCGAGCCACCCAACCCCCGCGACGCAGTGAGCATCTTTAACCTGTCCACCATTCCTCCGGACACGATGCGCCCCAAGTTCGAGATTGAGAACAGCTACGAGAAGTAGAGATCAACCCGGGACGGAACAAGTCGTGAAGCGACTTGGTACAGCAACACTTAAAAAATAAACACCTTTAACTAACAAATGGACGACTTTAAACTCGTCATGACTGAATGGCTCTCCTTGAAGCACCAGCTTGCTGCTGCGAGGAAAGACATGGCTGTACTCAATAAGCGCGAGAAGGAGCTCAGGGCACAGGTCCAGGGGCACATGAAGGAGATTAAGGAGACTCAGGATGTCGATACGGTCAAGGTGAATCAGGAGAAGGTTTCGCTGCACACCAAAGAGTCCCGTGGTAGCATCACCAAGAATGTCATTCTGGCGGGTCTGCGTGCCTATTTCGGCGGTGACGATACTAAAGTGGAGCAGGTATATCAGATCATCGTAGACCACGCACCAGTCAAGGAGCGCAACACCATCACCGTCAAGAAAACCGCTTAAACAGGTGTCACGTAAGAAAAACAAGTAGAAAAAATGGGTATCAACAACGAGTACCGTGACGACGCTCTCGTCGGTGCCGAAGACATCGATGAGACGTACGACGAGCAGGAGGACCATGAGCTGATTCTCAGCCCGACGGATTGGCACGATTGGCACTCTGAGGATGTCCTCAACATGTGGATGTCCCTTCGTCAGTACCTCGAGGACAACCACCTCAACAGCACACTGATGAACAAGGCGTCCTTCCACAACTTTGCCGAGTTTGTCCGACAATTTTCTCGGTAGATAGTACATGGATATCACCGGACCCAAGATTCTGACCCCAGCCATCCTGTTCGCCCTGCTCAGCCCGGGTCTGCTCCTGCGCGTGGGCCCCAGCCCAGTGCTGGTGCACGCCCTGGTTCTGTCCCTGGTCTACTACCTGATTGCCAAGTTTGTGCTCAAGGTGTCCCTGCGCCCCGCTGACATGATCGTGCCCGCCATCCTGTTCGTGCTGCTGACCCCAGGCGTCCTTCTGACGATTCCCCCAGCCAACAAGGGTGTCTTTATGTCCGGTCAGTCTTCTCTGCTGGCTGTGGGCGTGCACACCCTGGTCTTCGCCCTGGTGTTCTCCTTCCTGCGTAAGAATTTCGCCGCCTACTATTAAGAAATGAACGGTCAGAAGTACGTCGGTCTTCTTATGAATTCCCGTACTCAGGCACACGCCTTTCATTTAACCACAAACTCCTTCGCGCAGCACAAGGCTCTCCAGGCGTACTATGAGGGTATAGTCCCTCTTCTCGATTCATACGCCGAGGCATACATGGGTAAGTATGGTCGCTTCCGCCGCGTCATCGTCGGTCGTCGCACGATTGCTCGCAACCCCAAACTGTATTTCCGTTCGCTTCTGACACAGATTCGCCGCATGCGCCTCCCACGAGACTCGTATCTCAAAAACATTCAGGATGAGATTACTGCACTGGTACGTTCGACACTTTATATGCTGAGCCTAAAGTGAAAAGTCACTGACACACTAATGAAACATCTGGCGATAGGTCCAGGTGCGATGGCTTACTTTGCATTCCTTGGCGCGATGGGCGCCCTTCGAGATTGTCACGAACTTGACAATCTCGAAGCAATTTCAGGTGCGAGCGCCGGTGGGCTCCTCGCCTTTTTCTACGTTGTCGCCGAAGGCAACATCAAAACCATCCTTGATTACTCGGTGGACATTCCGATAAAGGATATCATGAAACCCAACATCCGTCAGTTTCTGAAAAACTTTGGACTCGTCAGTCAAAAGAAAATTCGAACAGTCATCATCGACATTATTCGCGTCTTTTTCAGCAAAGAGGATCTGACGTTTCGTGAACTCCAAGCGCTTCGCCCGACGATGCCCAATGTGTACATCAGTGCATACTGTGTCAATTTGGCGCGTACCGAATACTTTTCGTGCGACTCGACGCCGAACATGTCTGTGGTGGATGCGCTCTGTATGACCATCGCCGTGCCGTTCCTGTTTGCGACCGTCGAACACCAGGGACGAAAATACATTGACGGCGGTACCATGGAGGATACACCGTGTGGGGTTTTCGTCGGATCCACGGATGTCAAGGTGATGCGAACTATATGGTCAGAAACCCCCGAGTACGACACGCGTAATCTGAAATCGTACCTGGTGAGTATTTTGTACACGATGATGCGTATGCGGTCCAAGTACAATTATCCATTCATCGATATCGAGATGTCTAAGATTGAGATTTTTGATTTTGGAGTTTCTACAGAGGCGAAGCTGAAGATGTTTTCGTTTGGGTACCATTCCACGCGTACACAGGTGTCGAAATCATGTACGATTTGCCATCTAGGGGAGGGTTCGCCGCCGCCAGAACTTCGCACAGATCAATCACATCACACGGAGCAATGTGCTGCTGAGAGTAGTCCCGGTCATCCCGAACAAATCGAACAAAATCCTCGAGACGAGACGAAAACTTTGTCGGCGTCCAGCCATTCATCGTCATCCACGCCTCGTACTTTGCAAAGAAATCGGGACACCTCGTCGTGAGCACGTGCTGCGTACACACCTTGGCGAGCTTCGACCACCCTGGAATCGTCGAGCAGTCGGGAAATGCCCGGAGCGGCTTCGGAAACAGACCCGTCTTGAAGTGTGTGTCCGTCACCTGCAGAATTTCAAGCTCATTATCCATTGCATGTGCGAGCCAGTTGCCATCCCCTTGCTCCCACACACAGTGCATAAACTCACAGATGGCGTCTCGAAACGGAAGAACTTCAGCAGTTTGACCGTGGATGATCGTCCGACCCAGCTTTGCCTGAACGCGGTCATTCTCGGCGACGAGTGGATCATCGAGTGCCTCTTTGATGAAGATGGTTCGCAGCTCACCGTGCGTCACCGAACGATTCTTGCGGTACTCTGGTGTCTTATGACGTCCGTGTGATACCCACGTCTTCTTCTCGGTGACGTTCACAGGGGCGAAGCTTATCGAGTGTATAATCTTTTGAGCCGTAGACTCGAAATCACCGACAACATACTTCATTCTTACAGTACCGTGAGGTCGTTTTTTTAAGACAAGGTGCACGGAGTGCACCTTGTTCGCCGGACGAGAGGACTGTGGAGAGGAATTTTTATCTATGTTATTCATAAATGCTCACCATCCGTCGTCGGGCGTATACGTTCCGTCGTACACCAAAGACGATCCGCGTCCCAGCCAGCCCGAATCACCGCGCTTACACGCGCCGCATTTCAGGTGGCACCGTCCGCGTCAGATCCACGGTCATCAGAAACCGTGGTCTTCCAGGCAAGGGTCCGTACACGCTTCCACCATTGTCACCAGGCAAGCTGTACGGCTACACCGTGTCTGCCAACGTGCCGAACCGTTACAAGTCTCTGACCTTTGCCATGAAGAGCAACTCGCCTCTGGCGGTGTTCCGTCGCCTCCAGATTCTGGCGCGTTACCTCAAGCGTACCTCGCCGACGGCGCAGAGAACCGTGCTCAAGAACGCGGCGTGGGTGCGTACGAAGTTTTAAGGTCATCGTAGATGACCGCCCGCGAAGCGACGACCCCAAGTCGCTTCGCGACTTGTTCTAAAGTTTGAATCCTAATCGTAGATATGGACGTTTCTACACTTTTGACGTGTCCGTGTCGTCCCAACTTTACGTATAAAAACTTGGCGCAACACAAAAAGTCTAAAATGCACCAGGCATGGGAAACGTCCAGGGAGGTGAAAGATGTTCGTGTTCAATCGAAGCAATTTGAGAATGAAATCGAACGTCTCAAGAATAGACTCGAACACAAAGACCAGATTGAGATTGAACTCCTGAACCGGATTCGCCAACTTGAATCAGATGTCGAATATTGGAAACATGCTTCAGAGGGTGTCTACCTTTGAACCTTCATGTAGTTTGCCTTTGCTTTGGGCATCATCATCTCGGCAACTTTTCTACCGGCGAGAAACTTTGCAAACTCGAGGCGTTTCATGTGTTGCTTCAGATAGTAGATTATCTTTCGGAGCGTGAGACGTGGATACGGATAATATGAGTGCAGACGACTATCATGATTCGACCAGTTTTGGGCCCGAACGGTATTGAGCTCTCTTATGTACCCTGTGAGCGAGTTTTGAACTCTGTTTATATTTCTGTTTCTGGCGGTGAAATTTGCAATCTGTTTCGCTCTCTTGTCCACAGAATGAAGTGACAAGTATCTGAGCCTCGTATTCTCCTCCTTGATCATTCGTCTGAATGTTTTCGGAGAAGCTTTCCGGACCGTCCTTTGATACTCTCGACTCGGTGCATACATTGTAACTATATTTCTCGGCGTCGCATGTCTGACGGCTGTATAGTACGACATACTAAAGCGTCACATAATTTTCTCACCCCCTAGTAACAAATGAAGCGCTCGACCATCATTCTTATTCTGCTGTTTGTCCTCGCCATTCTCGCGTTCAACCGTACCGGTGTCTGGCGCGCCCCAGGCGCGACGACCCAGTCTGAGCAGCGTCGCATCAAGGGTATGTCCGTCATGACAGATGATGGGTACTAAGTTCATCGCGTAGCGATGACCGCCGCCCAGACAGCGTCCCCACCTACGGCGGGGACGAGTTATTTCTTCTTCCCAGCCAAAATAATCAACATCAGACCAATAACGAGCGCAAGCATCGCCCCCCACACAATCTTTTGATTCTCCTTTTCGTAGGGGACGGGTGGTGGTAAACTGACAGGACGTTCGACTTCATCCGGTACATGTACTGTATGAAGTCGTAGCGTGAATGAATTCACATCGAGTCCATGAAAATCCAAGGGTTTTCCGTATCGATCGAGCCATTTGATTGTGAGTCTGTCGAGTGAGTCGAGTCGCGATGGGAATGTAACATACACGGGGTAATCTGCCGCCTCTCTGAACGATTTGATACCACCGGACGGAACATCCATCGGTATGATGGCGAACGAACGTGCCGATGTATTGCTCGTCGTCGTGTAGACACCCTGTGGATTCAGAATCAATTTCCGAGCATCTGTAGTGAATGGCGTCCGAAACTCTTCGATATCAAGCCAGATATAATCGTTCGTCTCGAGACTCACGATGTTGCTTGATACGACGTAGGCATTTGCCGTTGGATACAAGCCTTTGTAAACGGCGTTCGTTGCAATCGGACTTGACAGTGTCGTGCCAAGCGGCAGACCGAGAATTTCTGCAATTTCCTGTGTCAGGGTCGTCACCGATGTCAAATTGCCAGTGAAGAGAAACTTGCCTTCAGCCTCCAAGTAACTCAGTGCGACACTCGACACCTGTGACGTGTTGTTGAACGTGTCGACGAGCGAACATGTCGAGTAAAAACCAGGGTTCAGAGCCACGTTGGACGTATTCACAATAAGTACGTTCGAACTCGTCGACAGGTTGTACATCGTGTTTGGGATTTTTGCTGAAATCAGATCAATCTGACTCACGTTGTGGACGGGCGACTGAAGAAACAGCGTGTACGAGTTCCCTGACGGGTACAATGTGATGTCACGTTGTCTGGAATCGACGTACAACGTCGTCTCCATCTACCTAAAACCAACATTAAATAAACTGTCCATCGGACAGCGCCTGCGGCAGCCTTCCCATCCACGGCGGACTTCCCACCTGCGGCAGCCTTCCCATCCACGGCGGGAAGGACTTAAAACCAACATTAAAAGAAAAGGTAGAAATGGTGCAGTATTGGCTCGACCGTGCCCGTATCACCGACGGTCCGACTGACGTCACTGTCGTGCCCGTGAGTTTTCTGACGACCGAGGCTTTCACTGACCAGCTCAGCAGCATTATTGCCCCAGAGGATGAGATTGTCTACTACGGTATGGGAGAGCCAAAGAACGATTGGGTCTTTGAGATTAAGAATGGTGACATTTTTCCGGTACAGGTCATTGCGTCGATCCAGGCGACGCTCGATGCGTCCAAGTTTGACGGTATGATGTTCCCGGTCGTGTACCGCGGAAGCCCAGTCCTCGAGAAGCGCTTCTACAAGCGTTCGAGCTCCGAGAATGTCCAGCAGGCGAACATGCCAATCTTCAGCCTAAACACACCGCCTGTAGTTTCGGAAGTATGAAAGACTGTGTACGGGCGATTGCGATCCGGGTTTGGCAATCCCTCGGACCCGGGTTTTCGGAACGCGTGTACCATAACGCCATGGAGGTTGGTTTGCGAAAGTCGAGTATCCCATATCAGACGGAGCGAATCGTTCCAATCATGTTTGATGAACATGCAATTGGAAACATTCGTGCTGATCTGATTGTGGACTCTCGTATCATCGTTGAATTGAAATCCGTCAAGGCGCTCAAGGATGAACACCGTATCCAGACGCGCATGTACATGAAGCTGCTGGGTTTACATGAAGCTGTCCTGATCAATTTTCCCAATTCGGGGAGTGACCTCGAGGTGGAGGACCTCACATCTTCGAAAGGTAACGTGCTCGATTTATCGAGTACCCATTCTTCAACAGACGCTTGAATTTCTTTTCAATGTCTGTTTCCTTCTTCTTTTTTGAACGCGGTTTTGGTTTAATCTCCTTGGGCTTGTAGCCCAAGACCCTCACCACAAAATTCATCATTTAAAACCATCCGACATTTTAAAATCAAATGTTCACGCCAGAGATGAAGCGTGCTACAGCTAGAGTGGTGAAAGACACAGACTCGAAGACATCGACACGAATCATGTCTCTCATGTACTATTTGACCATACGGGCCTGCGAGATTATCGATTGGTGGTTCCCGACCGAGTACGAGAAACTTCAGCGCAAACGCGCCAAGGCGTGTCTGAATGACCCTCCGAACATCCCGAAGGGTGCCACCATCGAAATCGATCCAAAAACGGGCTCTGCAATCAACACGTAGCGAACCATTGCCACCCGAGGTCAGCAGTAATCTTTTTCCATATAATGTCGTGTTTGTACAGTTTCTCCTTTGACTTGAGGAGGGGAAAGCACGGGAGGTATTCATCCTCACCGAGCAGTTCGCAAAATTTGTACAGGACGTAGCTGTAGCTCAAAAAGTTTTTACGGTTTTCAGGACAATGTTTCTCAAAAGGCTTTTGAATCTGCCCAAACATGAGTCGAAGTCGGTCTTCCAAGGCTTGAGGCATGGCTGGCGGTTTCACCCCGTTGAGAATCGTTGTGATGTAGGGTGCGTGTTCGTAGTATTTATTCATGTGAATCTTCTTGAGCATTTCACGCACCTTACGGTGCGTCAGGTCTGACTTGTCTTTAATTCGTTGCTTTTTCACCTCGAGCTGCAATTGGTCAATGAGTTCTTGTGGTACACTCGTGTACTCTTTCGCTTGGAACTGATTGACCCATTCGTTGAAATGGTTTTCACGCCGGTACGAATAGACGACGTGGCGTTCCATTTCCTGTTCCTCCTTGAACCCCACCTCTTGACATTGGACGTAGTCGGTCATTCCGCATTTCAGGCAGATCATATCACTGGTCATGTCATCGAGTGTATGTTCTATTGACCCACAGCCTTTGCATTTGGGCATGTACCCTGGATTTTTCTTTTGCATGGGTGTGATGTGATTCCCTTCGACGGTGGTCATGTACTTTTCGTAGACATCCTTCTTCTTTCCACCGGCGGATTCAAACTCCATTATTAAAGGGATACATTCCGCCATGTAGTCGTACATTTCCTGTTCAGCAGCCGAGTCCCCTTTAGATATTCTTTTTTGAAATTCTGCTAAACGTTCCTGATAGCGTCCTTCCATTCTAAATAATATATCGTTTTCTTTTAGTTAATGTGGGTCCTGAATCTCATCGAACAGTGTAGACCCAAGAACTTTCAGGTTCATCAGATGTTCAGACACGACGGTGAGGAGTTGATACCAGTCGACGAATTCAAGTCAGGCGAACACGGACACGTCGATTACTACTTTGGGGGTCAGATGTACACGCACATCGGACGTTGGCCCATCCAGAACATCATCCCTCGATTTTCAATTCCGGTACACAATGCCATTTTCGTCGACGACGAAGACAGGAAACCAACAGTCTGTACAGAAGTCGTCAGGAGACATTCAGGTCCGACGCAATCACCCGTGTCGTTCGACGTCTACGCCCCTCGACCACATTTCACACTTTCATTCTCAGGAGGGTTGAGAATCTCCTTGGGAATCAAATGGATCCTCGTAAAAAAGGTGTCCGGTACAGTTCGTATTCAGAACGTCCTCGGTCAAATGACGCGTATGGACGTCTAATTGAGTGGAACGTACCCGATGGGACCCCTGGGTTTTTCCAGTTCACGTAAGCACAGACTGACAGTAGTACAAGCTGTAACACTACTAATCACAGAGAAACAAACAATCGCCACTACGAATACAACATCCACCATACACACAAAATACCACACGTTTTTAAGCGTCCACCTTCGGTGCCAGGTAAAACTTGAGTTCACCGAGGTTTGCAACCGTGTACCGGAACACGATGGGCATGTTGTCCTCCTCTTCGTGCTGCATCAGCTGGAAGCTCGAGCACAGGCTCGTCGCACGAGTGAACATGTTGATGTACTTGAGCGAAAACACATTCCCGAGCGCCTTGTCCTTCCCGGGCTCGACACACTCGAGGATCGTCTTTTGGTTTGCAAATCCACCTTCACACTCGAGATCGAGTGTATTCTTCTTACGCGTGATTCGAATATCCTGAGCCAAGTTGTTCATGTCACGCGTCACGCGTTGGAAATCGACACTCGGGATGGTTGTCAGGACGTTCATCTCAATCTCAGGCACGGACAACATGTCGTCGTTGATATCCAGGAGTTTAAACTCGAACGATGTCGACGACTTTTTCGCTGCATTCTCAATGTGAATGTGCAAAAGGTACGAGTCGTCGATGGACATGCTCAGGGTATCCGTGTTGGTCACAGACTTGAGAAGCTTGTACGTGTTTGAGACGTTCAGACCGGCCGTGTGTTCACCCTCGCAGTGGTACTCTTCAAAGTTTTCCGCTGGCATAACCAGGTGAACGAGCGTCACACGCGCCGTGTCGAGCGTGACAACCATGAGACCCTCTGGACGGAACACGAGGTTGACATCGTTGATGATATCCTTGAGCACTTCAAAGACGGTACGAAAGGCACTCGCCTGAATCGTCTTGAGACGAACCATACCCACAAAACGCAGACTCACTTTATACCCTTCTGGTATGCATCAGTCACCTTACGGTTCACCTTTTCTTCGAGCTCACGCGTCATCGGAGGTGCCAGGGGCATGTTGAAGTTATCAATGTCGAAATAGTCACCAGCCTCATTCTCATGTGTATCATCGAGTGCAGCCCCTGAGAGCACCGTCTGGTCAAACTCCTCGACACGTTCCTCTGGTTTCATCGATTCGATCCATTTGCGGACGTCATTGCCGACGAGCAGGTGACCGTCGTTGGTCACCAGGGTGGGCACGCGTGTAATCTGTCTCGATGGAACCCCCTGAGTCGACACGTTATGGAACCGGATCATATGGATGAGAGCCGGGTTTTCCCGAATCTCCTGAATCACCTGAGAACAATATGGGCACTTGTCGCTGTAGACCAGAGTGGCCATCCTACTACTGGATAACTTTTTGTACCCAGGGGGGAGACGCAGCGGACTTTCCGCGGAAAGGACTTTCCACCACGGTGGAAAGGACTTTTTTCTCGCCTGTTAGTAATATGAAGGACGTTGTCGTATTTCTCCTTCTGGCAATTTTGGGATTTTTGCTATGGAACCGCGGTGTGTTCATGAACGGCGAGGCTTTTGTGAACGTCAGCGACCAGAAGCCAGTCAGCCCCGCGACGATCCAGACCATCATCAACGCCATTCAGGCAAAGAACCCCGACGTGTACCCTGTCCAGACTATATACATCAACTCGATGCAGGGTGAGCAGGGATCGTCGATGTATGATGCCCGTATCATGTTCATCAACACCCGTGGGTACTTTGGTGTCCAGTACGACATCAAGGCGGACAGCGACGGCAACATCCTGGAAATGGCCGAGCAGCCCCAGCCCGGCATCGGCGCTGCTGATGTCTTCGAGCCCTTCGGTCCCGACGACTCGTACACCACGTTCGAGGACACTCAGGTTGTCCTGGACAAACAGTTTGCGGATCTGAAGACCCAGGTTCCCGGATACCAGGGTAAGCTCGACATTTGGCTGGAGCAGATGCGTCAGTCGGAGAGAAACAACGCCGACGCTGCGGCACGGAACGGCACCGTTGTTTCTATGCGCTAATTAGGAATGATTTCAGCACAAAATCTTGCTGAACGCGAGCGTAAAAGGCTCGAGGTTCGCAAGGCGACCTACAAAGCAATTCTCGAACAGCTCTGTCGCAAAATCAAATCTGCGTCAGAACTTGGAGAACGTTCATTGTTTGTGACAATTCCACCATTCACTATCGGGTATCCTGCGTACGAGATTGAGACCACAACCGCGTACATTCAACGTCAGCTGGAACGCCTGGGCTACAAGGTGATCAAGGTGGCGCAGGCCACTCTGGGTGTCAGCTGGGGCGACACGAAACCAAAAGGACCCGTCGTCATCGACCATTCTGCTGAGGAAGAATCGACTCGGAGTATTTCACTCCCGTCGCTCGCGAATCTGCAAAAGACGGCTGCGAAATTGCGTGGTTCGTCTAAGGGGTCCAGGTGAGTTCAAGTTTCCATTTATTTTCAGCAAGCCACGCGAGGTACGCAGGTCCTATGACCAAAGCTTTCATAAACCAAATTGTCGTGTCGTTAGGTGAAGGAGATTGGATTGCGTTCATAACAGACATGTTATCTGTTCGGTCAAACTTTTGAGTATACTTTGCCGGAATTGTAGAGTTGATATAATCAATCACATCTGGTGTGTATGGATTTTGTCCATTTCCAGACGAAAACAATTTATCAATAATTGTGAAACAGTATTGAAGCATTTCTTTGGTTGTTTTACCTGATTCAGAAACGATCGTACTCGTAAAATCAGGGACCCCGTCGCTCGTATAAGACAGTGACAATACTGATGCATTTGAAGTGAGTTGTGATGTAATCTCTACCGCAGGCCATGCGAATGATCGAAGGATCATTCGATCCCGAGTCCCGAGCCCTGATTCACCTGATGTATATGCAGTGTCAAACATTGTGTTGAGTTCACTTATGTTTGAAAAATGTGTAAATGTAAAACCGTTTGAGTTTAATGTGTCGACGAGCAAGTTGACATTTGATAACCCTATTGACGGGTCGTCGCCAATATCGACACCAAGAATAGACTTTATAGTGTACACTTTAAGATTGTCTCCATTGACACTTGTGTATCTGTCTCTAAAACTTGAATCCAATGCAGCTGCCTGGTCACGTGTGTATTTTTCAGACCACCTGAACCATACAAGAGTCAGTACGAGTATGATAATAAGTCCAGTGATGGCAACTCTCTTCATTATTTTTACTTGATATAATAATAATGGGTGCTTTGGCTAATTTTCCAGGACTGAACCCCCCTGCAGCAGCTCCAACATCGACGACTCCCACAGCGTCATCGACTCCCGCAGCGTCATCGACAGACAACAGTAAAGGAAATTTGGCGGGACTGCCATGGTGGGTGTGGGGTATCATTATCGTTGTGATATGTGGTGGAATTGCTGCAGCTGCAGCTGCGAAATAGCCTGGAAAAAAATAAACCCGCTAACATCAATGGATTCGACGGCTATCCTGGTCGAGGCCGAACGTAAGTTTATGATCAAGCTGTGCAACGCCATGACCCCAGTCATGATTGACGCTTTCTACGACATGTACAAAAAGGCGATCGAGGTGTCCAAGGGTCGTCAGACGCTCATTCACTACCAGACGCTGCTCCAGGAGGTGCCTCACTGGAACAACACAATCGTCAAGCAGCACGCGGACGCCATCATCAAGTCATGCTCCATGTTTCCCAACCTGCTCGCCGCCGTGTTTGTCATTTCGGTCAAGATCATGTCCGCCGTGCGCATTTCATCAGACTCGAAGAAGATTAACATCAAGCTGCCATCCAATGATGTGTTCGTGCACTCGTGCTACATCGCCGCTGCCAAAAGCCTGTATGAGGATCCGTACGTCGTCGTGGACAAAATGTCCGACCAGGATCGTCGCATCAAGATGGGGGCTCGTTTCAACGAACTGATCAAGGAGGTGGTTGATGATTTTATTCCGGTACAACAGATCCTTGATACGTACATACCCAACTTTACAGGTGACCTCGACATGGGTGGTGCCAACGAAGATCCGACGGACCCTGCCGATCCAGAGACGGAAGAGGAGTCGACACCCGTTGCGACGCCGCTGCCCGACGCCGAGGCTGGAACGCCTGCAGCGCCAGATGCGGGTACACCAGCACCCGAGGCGGGCACTCCAGCGCCAGAGGCGGGAACACCGATGCCAGATGATGACCCAGAGCCCGGTCGCCCAGGTCTACCCCCTCCATTTAAACAGGTTCCAGTCAAGGTTCACCACGAGACGCTGTTCGACCTGTCTCTTATACACATCTGACGCTGCCGACGATC